AGCTATGGAAAAAGCGGAGGACGCTGCACAATCTGGTATCAGAAACACAGAATCAGCAAAAGTATTTAATATAGAAGGTCAACAATTAGATCCTAACAAACCAATTATGGGTGGCACTCAAACAGGTAAAGAATTAAGTCCAGAACTTTCTGAAAGATTACGTGGCACAAACGTTGATAGAATAAAACAAAAAATTGCAGATAAAAAAATAGAAAGTGACGAACCACCACCAGGAAGCAGAGGTGGTAAAGATGATATTGCAGCGCCATTTCAATCAGCAGAAGAGTCATTAAAAGATATGACTGAGGAAGAAATTAAAAAAAATATAGAAGCACAAAATAAAAAAGGTATTGAAAATATTTTAAAAAGAAAAAACAGAGAAGACGTTTACGGTTTAGAAGACTATGACACAACAAACATGTCTGACATTAAAAAACAAATTATAAGATTGGAAACTAGACTTGGTAATTTAAATCCTGAACTTCCTGGTTTTAGAGACAGAGCAAGAGTACTAGCAGATGAAATAGAAAATTTACAAAAAAAATTAAGAGATGACAAAGCAGATGGTGGTCGTATAGGTTTTAAAGATGGAATGGACAGAAGAAGTTTTTTAAAAATTATGGGGGGCCTAGCAGCAATACCAGTTGTTGGTAAATTTTTTAAATTAGCAAAAACTGCAAAAGGTATCAAGAGTGTTCCAATCGTTGAAACTGCAGAGGTCGCAGGTAAACCAGCATGGTTTGATGCATTAGTTAATAAAGTTATTAGAGAAGGCGATGACATGACTAAACAATTTGCAACTAAAGAACGAGAGATTGTACACGTTAAAAAATTAGATGAAGACACTACTGTAAGAGTAACACAAGAATTAGATGAAGGTGCAGTTAGAGTTGAGTATGAAAGTCCAGACAATGTGTTTGGTGATCAAGTTAATTTAGAATATAAAAAACCTTTACCTGATGAAGGAGCACCAAACCCAAGAGCAGAGTTTGAAGTAACAGAGAGTGGTCCAGTTGGTAGACAACAAAGTCCTGATGATTATGACATAGAAATAGATGAAGTTGGTGGTAATAAAATAGAAGATTTAACATCAGATGTTTCAAAACTAAAAGAATATGCAACTGGTAAAAAACCTACAATGAAAGAAATTGTACAAAACAAAAAAAGAAAAGACAAAGCTGCAAATATATCAAACGACTCTGAAGCTCAAATGGATGATGTTATTAGAAGACAAGGTGAAATGATCGATTATGATGACTATGCATCAGGTGGTATTGCAAGAATGTTAGGTGAATAATGAAACTTGGCCCCAAAGAAATAAAAGTGGTCAACGAGTATTTTGTTAGACCAGTAAAGAACAGACTCAAAGAGATCTTCATGAAGAAAGGTCTACCACAATTAAGAACAGCAGATGAGATTAAACAACCACCAGTTAGAAAAGACGTAGAAGATATACAAGCTATCAACGAATTTAACAAACGTAATCCACGAGCTGATGGTGGACGGATAGAGTATAAAAACGGATCCGGTAAAGGAGTGAAAAAAACAGGGCGTAAAATAGACTTAACATCAGCTCAAAAAAAATTACCCATGTTATTATTTGGTAAAACAGAAGACGAGTTAACAGCTACTCAAAGAAGCACTATTACCTCTGGTAAATATAACGAAAACACAATAACGCCATATAGGGTAAGACAAAAATTTAATCCATTTTCATTAAAAGAATATGGTAAAGATTGGAATGATTTAAGTGAGTTAGAAAAAGATAGAGTAAGAGATGGTTTACCGCCAGTTGATCCTAATAGAATCCCATCTAATAAAGTATCGGTTCAAAAAGAATTATTAAAGTTGTCTAAAGATCCGCAAATTATGGATATATTTGAAAATCCTAATAGAACTAAATCACAATACACAAAAGATCTTACAAGAGTAAAAAAAATACTTGGTAAAAATACTAACGCTGTTGCTAGATTAACACAACTTGCTGCCGCTGTATCAGGAGATGATCCCGTTCCTGGTGTTTCTACAAAATTAAAAAAAGGTGCTAATTTTATTTATAATAATTTACCATATACAAAAACTCAAAGAGAATTAGATGAGTTAAAGATAGGTAAAATTTTTGGAGAAAAAAGTATTAAAACAATAAAATCAGACATAAGAAAAACACCTAATTATATTTTTAGTGGAGATTATAACATTGATGAAGTTGGTGGGGCTACCTCTTCTGTAAGAAGAGGAACTACACCTTATGGAATTTTTGGTCAGATAATTAAAAAAGATATAAATAAAAAAGATAAAATGTCTTTTGATGGTAATAAATCTAAAAAAGAAAAAGCAATACAAGATGCGATTCAAAATGCTAAAAGAAAAGGTGTTAACATTAAAACAGATAAAAATGTTAAATTAGCTCTCAATGATTTTAATAAATTAGTTTCTGACTATGAACAAAAAATAAATAAAAACATTCCTAAAGGTGATCTTAAAGTAAGACTATTTAAAGCATCTTTAGATAGCCCTGAAAAAACTATAAAAAATTTTAGTAATTTTGATTCTAACTATCAAAAAGTTTTTTTAAATAATTATAAAAACAAAGGGTATTCTTTTAATGTTCCAAAAGATATTAAAACTATTCCACAAATAGCAAAAGACGTTCAGGACCCAAAAATATTAAAAAAAATTACAGAACGAGCTGATTTAGGGGCAGGTAGACTTTATGCAAACCCTATGTTTAGCCCGGGTATTTTAAAAGAAGCTTTTAAACAAGCACCAACACTTGCAGGAGCAGGAGTATTAAATTTATTATTTGGTGTTGACCCAACGTCCGCGATTGATAGAGCAAGTATCTCAGCAGAGGCTGCGTTCGCACCACAACTTGTAAAGCAAGCTGCAAAGTTAGGATCAGTTGGACAAAGAATTGCTAATATAGGTTTAAGTCCTGCCATGGCTGCAAGAGCTGCAAGGATAGCATCGCCTATTGGTATTGCATCACTAGCTGCAGAAGGTTTATATCAAGGTGGTAAGTTTACTAAAAAAAGAATAGAGGAACTAAGATCCATGACCCCTGAACAAAGAGCAGAATTAAGAAGACAAGGAGAGGCGCAAGCATTTGATCCTTTTCAAGCTGCAGGTGGTGGAATAGCTAAATTAGCAGGAGATAGATCAGGTGCAATGTTAACATCCATGAACCCAGACAAGGATGGGTTGCCAGGTCTATTAAAACGTGGTAAGAAATAATAGGAGTATTAAATGGCAGAAATAGATAAAGGACTCCCTAGTAACACTCGTACGGAAGTTAAAGTTCCAGGCGAAGAGCAAGTTGATGTCCAAGAAGAAATTGTAGAAAAAGGTCCAGTAGAAGTAACACCAGAAGAAGATGGTGGAGCAACCATAGACTTTGAGCCAGGTGCAATCAATATACCTGGTACAGAAAATCATTTTGATAACTTAGCAGATATTTTACCTGACGATATTTTAGAACCTATCGGAAACGACATGGTTCAAAATTTTATGGATTACAAAGCGTCAAGAAAAGATTGGGAAAGTTCTTATACTTCAGGTTTAGATCTTTTAGGATTTAAATACGAAAATAGAACAGAACCTTTTCAAGGAGCATCTGGTGCAACACACCCAGTGTTAGCAGAAGCAGTTACACAGTTTCAAGCACAAGCATACAAAGAATTATTACCAGCTGATGGACCGGTAAGAACACAAATAATTGGAGCTAGCTCTCCACCGGTAGAACAACAATCTGCTCGTGTAAAAGATTACATGAATTATTTAATTATGGATCAGATGAAAGAGTATGAAGAAGAGTTTGATTCTATGCTATTTCATTTACCATTAGCAGGTTCTACATTTAAAAAAGTTTATTACGATGTACCTATGGGTAGAGTCGTATCAAAGTTTGTACCTGCAGATGAATTAGTTGTACCATACACAGCTACAAGTTTAGACGATGCAGAGTCTGTCATACACGTTGTGAAAATGTCAGAGAACGAATTAAGAAAACAACAAGTAAATGGTTTTTATAGAGATATAGATTTAGCACCTCCAGGAAACGTAGAACAAAATGACGTTGAGAAAAAAGAAAGAGAATTAGACGGAACTAAAAAAGTTGGTAAACAAGATACAATGTATACTCTGTTAGAGTGTCATGTAAATTTAGACTTAGAAGGTTTCGAAGAAGTTGGTGCAGATGGTGAACCAACAGGAGTAAAATTACCCTACATAGTAACTGTAGAAGAAGGTAGCCGATTAGTTCTCTCTATACGGAGAAACTATGCGCCCGATGATCTAAAGAAAAGTAAGATCCAATACTTTGTCCATTTCAAATTTCTGCCAGGACTTGGATTTTATGGCTTTGGACTCATTCACATGATTGGCGGATTGAGCAGAACGGCAACGTCTGCTCTCCGTCAATTATTAGATGCGGGAACATTATCAAACTTACCAGCAGGATTTAAACAAAGAGGTGTTAGAGTCAGAGACGAAGCAGCTCCCATACAACCTGGTGAGTTTAAAGATGTCGATGCGCCAGGTGGCAATTTGAGAGATGCATTCTTTCCATTACCATACAAAGAGCCATCACAAACATTATTAAATTTATTAGGCATTGTTGTAAATGCAGGTCAAAGATTTGCGGCTATAGCTGACATGCAAGTTGGTGATGGTAATCAAGGAGCAGCTGTTGGAACTACAATTGCATTACTAGAACGTGGTTCAAGAGTAATGTCTGCAATACACAAAAGATGTTATGCAGGTATGAAAGATGAATTTAGATTGCTTGCAAAAGCAGTTGCACAGTATTTACCACCAGAGTATCCATACGATGTAGTCGGCGGACAAAGAAATATTAAGCAAGCAGACTTTGATGATAGAATAGATGTCATACCAGTTGCAGATCCAAATATATTTTCAATGTCGCAAAGAATTACACTTGCACAAACACAATTACAACTTGCAACATCTAATCCACAGATACATAACTTGTATCAAGTATATAGAAATATGTATGAAGCAATCGGTGTAAAAAATGTAGACACTGTTTTACCACCACCTGCACCAAGTGCACCAATGGACCCAAGTATGGAACACATAAATGCATTAGGTGGCAAACCTTTTCAAGCTTTTCCTGGTCAAGATCACCAAGCACACATCACAGCTCACTTAAATTTTATGTCAACTAACATAGTTAGAAACAATCCTGCTGTTATGGCTGCAATACAAAAAAATATTTTAGAGCACATATCTATTATGGCACAAGAACAAGTAGAATTAGAGTTTAGAGAACAATTAAAAGAAATGATGATGATGCAACAACAAGCTGCTATGAATCCAATGATACAACAACAGCTACAATCCATGCAAAATCAAGTCGAAGCAAGAAAAGCAGTGCTAGTTGCAGAGATGACAGAAGAATTTATGAAGGAAGAAAAGAAAATTACATCACAATTTGACTCTGATCCGTTACTAAAATTAAAA